AAGGATGCTCCTAAGGAAGGCCGTGTGTGCGTCCTGAGCCCTGGTGCTTACTACGACGTGCTGAACAGCGACCGTGCCATCAACACCGACTTCAACGCTGCTGGCGGTGCTAACGGCTCGATTTACCAGAACCGCGTTGCTTCTGTGGCTGGCTTCCGCCTGCTGACCAGCAACCACCTGGGCATCAACAGCTACACCTCTGGTCAAACCTACGCAGGTCTGAGCAATCAGGCTGCTGTGACCCGTGGTGAGCGTCCTAACTACATCAACGGTAAGGACGGTTCTGACGGTTCTGCTGCTGCTGGTACCTACGATTACTACCAGGATGAGCAGGGCAACACCTCCTCCATCGCTAACTGCTTCGGCCTTTGCTTCACCAAGGAAGCTGTGGGTACTGTGGCTCTGAAGGATGTGTCGATGCAGATGACTGGTTCTGAGTACAAAGCTATGACTCAGAGCACCATGATGGTCGCTAGCTATGCCGTGGGTCACGGTATCCTGCGTCCTGAGTGCTGCGTCAGCCTGCTGTCTGATGGCAACCCGTATTGATTAACTAGCTTCTAGTTAATTACCAATACAATGAGGGGAGGCAAATGCTTCCCCTTTTTTGTTGCAATAAATGGCGACTAGTAAACTCAGTGCAGTTAACACTTTGCTTTCCATTATTGGCGAAGCACCGATTAACTCTTTGAATCCACCGTTGACTGGTGACGCTAGTCTTGCAGAGCGTACTTTGGATGAGATTAGTCGTGAGGTTCAAGGCGCTGGGTGGTCTTGGAACACGATGCTATATGACTCCATTCCTCTGGACGCTTCTACAGGCCAATCCCAGCTTCCTAGCAACACCTTGGCTGTACGGTTTAACCCGATTACCTACCCGTCTCAAAGGTTTGTTCTTCGTGGTCTTAGGCTTTTTGATCGCGTTAGAAATACATATGATCTGAGGGGCAGCCTTGGTCTTAGCGTTACTGGTACCACTAGTGATCTTGTAGCTGAGATTGTTGAAGAGCTGGATTGGGACAGTATTCCTGAAACAGGTCGTCGCTACATCATGATCCGAGCTGGTCGTATCTTTGCTAATCGATCTGTAACTTCTGCCAGTCTTGAAACCTATACGGCAGAAGATGAAAAGAACGCTTTGCAAACTTTAAAGCGTACTGAAGATATGGCTCAAAACTACAACTTCATCAGCGGTCCTGACGATATGTATGGTGGCCGTGTTGTTACTAACTTTGGTCCTGATATTCTGAACCGCTGATGTCACGAGAACTTTTTAGCCAAATCATCGGTCCTCTTAATAAAGGGGTAAACCAACAAGCAGACAGTTTTGTGCTGCCTGGTTTTGCCAAAGTACTTGAGAACGGTGTCTGTGACCTTGTTGAGGGTCTTAAAAAGCGTCTTGGTTCTGTGCCTGTAAAGCGTATTGATACGCTGACTAAGAACGCTGGAGGGTTGACCCTTACTAACCCCATCAAGTGGAATGAGGCCTGGGTTTTCGTTTACAACCGCAGTAGTGACGAACGATTTATTCTGGTTGTTGCTGACGACAGTCGTACCGTATCTCGTACTGGGAATACCACTAGTGGTTCTGCTGTGGTGACCTCTGTCAGTTCTATGACTGACATCTTTATTGGAGCAGGTGTAACTGGTACTGGTATTCCTTCTGGAACCAAAATTGTTGATTACAACGTTTCTGCAAGTCAAATTACTCTTAGCAAAAACGTTACTGCTACAACGACAGGCGTAACCCTAACTATTGAATCAAGTTATACGTTTGTTTCTGGCGTTTCTAATGTTGAACCTATTAGCGGTATTCTTCCTACCGTTGTGCCAGTTGAACAAGCTTTTGCAAATATTACCTCCACCAATCTTAATTACCTCCGTGGATCTGGTAGGGCTCGTGATCGGTTTAGGGCTACGTCGTTTCAAGATTACGTCTTTATAACTAACGTTCAAAAAGAAGCTGCTTATGACGCTTCAGAGACCTTAACAAGGTACAACGTCAGCAGTGTTAGCTCTGTCTACCGCCCTACCAAAGCTCAGGTATGGGTCAAATTGGTTGACTATGACACTGAGTATGCAATTACTATCACACTTGATAACAACGACGTTATTAGAGGTCATTACATCACCCCCTCTTTAACTGATGCAGGTGGCGATGCAAACGTTGTTAGCACTGAAACAATTGCTCAAAAATTAGTAAGTGCAACTCAAACCATTACTGGTTCACTTTCTATTGGCAGTAGCACCGTTAGTAGCGTTACAGCTACAGACATTGATTCAATTGCCGTTGGTGAGACCGTAAGTGGTACTGGCATTCCTGCAAATACCTTTATTGGTTCTGTAGGTACTACAAGTTTTACTCTTGTTAACGAAGCTGGTACAGCCGTAAACGCTACTGCTAACGGTTCTACAACTTTGACTATTGGCGATGGTCTCGATCAAGGTGACATTAATAACGAACTGACGTTTACCGTCAAAGACTCTCAAATCCTTATTGGCCTTACAAGCAGCTCTCGATACTTCAAAAGCTTTGTAGCTCACGACGCACGAGGCAACACGTTGATGTCTGGTTTTACCAATCAGGTCACCAGCATCACAGAGCTTCCTCCGACCTCCTGGGAAGGCTATACGGTCCTTGTGGCTCCTGATGGTTCTTCAGATCAAAGCTCGTATTACCTGACGTTTAACGCTGAGAACACCACAACTAACGGTGACTTCGGTCGTGGTGTGTGGGAAGAAGCTGCTGGATGGGGTGCTAGGGGGCTTTTAGATGACAATACATTGCCCCATGCGTTTGTTTATTACCGAAACGCTAGTGGCCTTGTAAGGTTTACCTTTCAACCTTTTAGCGGTACGACTTACACCGATAGCACTGTTTCGTTTGCTCTTCCTGGTTGGGGTACTCGTTTAGCTGGTGATGAAGACGAACTACCAGGACCATCTTTTGCAGGAAGCACAATTAACGATATTGTGTTCTTTAAAAACCGTCTTGGATTTGTTAGTGGTGAAAACGTCATCCTGAGTGAGTCTGGAGATTATTACAACTTCTGGCAGCAATCAGCTCTTCAAGTTGTCGATAGCGATCCGATTGACCTCACTGCTGTCAGTAATGATGTTGCTGTATTGAACTATGCGTTGCAGCAGCAGGACGAACTTGTATTGTTCTCTAACGAAAACCAGTTCCGTCTGTACTCTGGTGACAACGTTACGTTTAGCCCAGAGACAGCTTCTGTAGGTCGTATCAGTTCCATCAGCATGGAGCCAAACGTAAAACCTCAACAGGTTGGACCTCAAGTTCTGTTCCCTGTTAAAGAGGGGGATTTCACTGGTTTTCACACGTTTATTACGACTGACCGTACCGTTGGTATCAACCTGGGTCAGACCGCAGTGATTACTGAGACGGTTCCTAAATACATTCCTAAGAACATTGATTCCCTTGCTGTTAGCCGTACAGATCAGTATCTAATTGCTCTGAGTAAAGACGATCCTGATTCGCTGTATGTGTATCAGTTCTTCTGGGAAACCTCTGGTGGCTCTCTAACCAATAGACAAAACGCTTGGCATAAATGGACCTTTCCCAACAAAAACATCTATTGGTGTGACTTTGTTGAGGGTACTTTGTTCAAACTAGTAAGCTACAACAACAACGGAACAACTGAGTATTACCTTGAAGGTCTTAACGCTTCTAGACCTCCTCAAGACAGTGCAGACCTGTTCCTGTTGGATCGTCAAATTTCTAGTTCAATTACAACTGACATCGGTACCGCTTCTTTCAGCTACAACGCTGGTACCAATAAAACTACGGTTACGCTTCCGTACAGAACTGTTAACACCAGTCAGTTTGTAATTATTAAGGAAAATGCATCAAATTCAAACGAAGCTAAGAAGCGTTGGGTCGTGGCTACTTCTGTTCCTGCTGGTGTTACGAGTTTTGTTTGCAATAGCCTTGGTGACTTCTCAAGTAGCTCTTGGGTATTTGGTGAGCAATTTACGTTTACTTTCCAACCGCCTCAACTTATGCCGTATAGCCGAACAGCAACCGAAAATACTTTTATTGGTAATCGGACTGGTCGTCTTCAGTTGCGATATATGGATGTGTATTACAACGACGCTCGGTACTTCACCATTAAAGTCACTCCTAAGCACAGGGACACTGTGACGTATGAGTTTGACCGTAGAGACCCTCTAAACGGAAACATCGTAATCAGCGAGGAAGAGCCCTTTGAAGAGGCTAAATTCCGTTCTTATATTCAAAGCAAGAACGACCAAGTTACAGTGGAGCTAGTGAACAACAGCATCGACCAGGCTAAGTTCATTGCCATTGAGTGGACTGGTCTGTACTTTGATGTAGCAAGGAAGTACGGCTAATGACCTTTTCTGGTTTAAATTTCCCTAGCTTTGCTGAGACTTCAGGTCTTGGACCTATTAACTATTCTGACGTTTCTATTGATACGACTCCATTTATATCAGATATAAACATCAACACTGGTTACGACTGGGGTAGCTTTTGGGACTTTGGAGCTACTCCTAAGTTCAATGTTGATTTTGCTGGAGCTTTTGATCTTCCGTCTTTGGATGGTCTTGGTGCTCTAGCTCCTTTGCCTAAAACAACCTCCAGTGGGTTTGGAGATAT